CTTAAAGATCAGACTATTACCACTCTTAATGTCATCATTAAATTAGTTTCTGATTTATATAAAGCAAGTAGGAATAACTTGGCAGATATCAGTTCTGCAGTTATACATGTTCTGAATTTCTACATGAGCACAAGAAATTCGACAGGCTGGGCTGACTTATCCGTCGGCTTTGCCTCGTTATGTTTGTCATTATTCAAGTTGGATGCAATTAAAAATTCAGCTAAGTATGTACAACAAATCGTTGGTACCTTTATGAACCACCTAAAGACCTATTTTGTGAGAGCAGAATCCGCCGAAAGTAATGTGGAAAGCTTTTGGAAGGATTTATCTGTATCAAACCCCAGGACATTGTTTGGCATCGTCCATTCATGTTCTGGTATTCTCACTTCAGTCATTTGCATTAAGAACTTTATTACTACAGCCCATTCTGATGGTGATGTGATAGGTTTAATTTCTCAATTGACTAGTGGTATCTTAAAAGTGGGATCTGATCTGAGGCAACATGCTGAGAGCATTACTATGTTACTCGCACGAGTCTATGATTGGATATATATGAATTCGAAAGCCTTAATGACTTTTCAGTTTGACTCAATTATTTGGGAATTACCTAAAGATCAATTATTTGAGGCTAAGTATGTGGAGATGAATAATACAATGATGTCATACCTAAGTGACCCATTGTACTTAGAAGCCAACAATCTTAAGTTAGAGCAACTCCGAGATCGCCTTTATAAATTGCGGTCAGAAGGAGAAACTCATCTTAATAAGGAACCTACGCCCTCTGCTAGAGGTGCGATCTCTAGGTACCTAATCCAATTAGACGATTATATTCGTACAGTTGAACATAAGTTAAACCCGGACAATACCAAAGTCCAACCCCTATCAGTGACCTTACTGGGATCTGCAGGGAGTGGTAAGACTTGTGCATCGAGCAAGATAGGCTTGATGATGCAGAAAATCGTGGGAAGATCCCCTAACGAAGATCTGATCAACTGTAGAGGTGGAGACCCAAAGTTCGAAGAGAATATCACTGGAAGCACAGATGTGATAATTTTCGACGATTACGCCAATGACCAATCTCAGAAGATGAAGACGAAGGATATTTTAGATATCGTTAACACTTCTAAGGAGGTTATCCCCAAATCACGATCCGAAGAGAAGGGGAAACATACTTACAACAATATAGGTACTATCTTTACGACCAATGATGTAGACCTAGGCATGAACTGTTTTCGGACGGCAAGTGTCGACAGTCTATTGAGGCGTTTGGGTGTAGTTGTGGAGTTGAAGATTAAAGAGCAATATTGTTTACCTGGTACCGACCGGTTAGATATGAGCCACCCCGATGTTTCTGATGAAAACTTCAATACTGATGTATATGAGGTAAACATTAGGAAGCCAGAGGGTATTATTCCAGTTCCCGGAGGAGTTAGAGTTCAATACTCCGATATAGAGTTTGAGCGACATGACGGGAACAACGAATGGCGTGATGCCGTAATTAAATTACAGCAACTTTTCATTGACCATTGGACTTCGAGCATAGCTCGTCACCATAAATCTAAGGACACATCCCATTATTGTTCGGGTTGTGATTTACCTAGTGATATGTGTTTATGTGGTCAACTCACAGCGGAAGCTCGTGAAACTAAGGCTAGAACCAAGTTCATGTCCTTGTTTTACGACCGACCCATCGCAAATGCCCAACAAAAATTCTGGGCCCTTGACAACTGGGTATTGGATTTCTCCTCTCAGGCAGCAGCTGCCTATTCCCTTGCTATAATGTGGAAGAATTTGGCTGCATACTCCTGGACGAGATTGCAGATGTATCGAAAGTATCGGTTAACCATCGCCGTTCTTTTTATTATCATGTGTTTTATCCCCTTTGGCTGCTTACTATTTATTTTATCAGTAGGCGCTTATGAGCATTCTCAATATAAACGAGAGAAACTTGCCCATATGGAGCGGTCTATTGCCGCTGGTACCTATATCCGTGACCACTTCAGGGCGCGCTGCGCCGCTTATGGTGTTCTGTTTATGACAGGAGCCTTGAGTATTTCCCTTATGTTCAAATCAATAATCACCATTTCAAAGATTGTGGCTAAGCCTGAACACTCCACCGTTAAAGTGTTGTCCCAAGGCCCAATCACATTCAAGCCATCTGAACCGGAAGAGAATGAAGATCATGAATGTACAGATATTCAATTTGTACCTCCCCCCAAGAAAACCAACTCAGATTCTCTTGGATACTTTTTGAATAAACCTCGTCCTGCCCATGAGGCTAGGACCATGACACCCCAACAAGCTTTAGCTGAAATTGGTAAAGGAATCGCCGAAATCGAAGTTAAGTCGATTGGTGAGGATACTAGTTTTGTTAAGAGCTTACCTATGGGGTCAGAACGTTTAGTCCCATACCATGGATTAAGTCGAACCTCACAACAGGATATTATCCTGAGATATTCCCAACAACAAGGTGCTGATTATAAGAATATGGATGTGCCCACTACACATATCCAACCTTTAGTTAAGCATGGAATCCTAAGTCGCAAGACCTTGGATGCCGCCCTTGTTCATCTACCCAATGCCCCCTCCGGTAAGGACTTCAGCAAGTACTTAGCTGAACCAGGAACTCTGCCCAACCAGGCAGGGGCTACCTATGTCCATAAAGATATAAATACTGGAGAAGTTAAATACATCCCTGTTAGGGTCCGAATGATGAAGGACCCCATTACATATGTAACCAAGTATGGTACGGAGAAACAGATTGCGTATCGCTGCGAGGCGCAGGAACACATTTCTGGTTGTGGAGATTGCGGACAACCGCTGGTCTACAATAACTCTATCATTGGTATCCATATTGCTGGAAATGCTACCAATGTATGGTACTGTCTGGCCGTTGATAAGTCGATAGTTACCCGTACCAAGGATATTCTTAAACAGGAATCATCCATTTTTGTGTCCTCTTATCCAGCTGAGCCAGTTTTTAAGAATAATATGAAGAACTTGCAAATAGCTGATGGGACAACTAACTATGTACAGAAAGAACTAAATACAGATGTTACCCCTATCACATCTCTGGGAGTGATCCTTGATGACATGGGTCAGCTCTATAGACCACGAGCGGAAGATTACTACTTTAAAAATTGTAATCCGCAAGTATCTGTAGAATTTGGCGACATGAAATCTCGTCCTCCGAGGTACGTGAATGGGTCTAAACAGATCAATACCACACTAGAGAAGTTTAATACCCCTAAAAATGATGCACCTATTGCATTGATGGATAGGGCTGTAGAAGATTATCTAAGAGGCTCATCTGCCGACGGAATGTCGTTAGCAGATTATGCTTCAATGTTGGAGAAAGATTCCCCTGGATTCTTTTCCGTACGCCCACTTTCTGAAGCCCTCGATGGCGACGGAACAGGTGTGGTCCGCGGGATGAATAACCAGACTTCGTCCGGAATCTGTTATGGAGGAAAGAAGACTAGGTATCTCAAACTTGACAGCGAAGGCCAACCGGTTGTACCACGTGTACTAGCACCGGAAGTCCTCGCAGATATTGAGAAAATTGATAGTACTTGGAGGTCGGGCCAAGGAACCTTTGATCCTTTCGTGAGAGCATCTAAAACAAATGAAGTTCTCCCTTTAGAGAAGGCAGAGGAGAAAACCCGATCGGTGTATGGCAATGATATGGCCTTTTTCATCGCTGCTACTAGGGCTATAATCCCTGTTAAGCATGTGTTGAGAAACAAAGCTGTGTCTGAATGTTGTGTAGGCGTCGCCGCTCAATCCGAAGAGTGGGGACAAGTATATGACGACTTGACTAATGGAGGTCAGTACAGTAACTTTGTGTGCGGTGATTTTTCTGGGTATGATACGCAATTACCTAAAGCACTATTAGAGAAGTCAGCCGCTGTTATTATTCAGCTATATAAGGAGAATGGAGCCTCCGCATCAGATCTGGAATATCTTAGGGGTATGTTAACCTCTGTGGTTGGACCAGTAATGATTTGGGAAGGTCAATTATTTCAATTTAGTAGTGGCCAGCCCTCGGGTCAGCCATTAACTGTTGAGATGAATTCCATCGTTAATTCCATTTTGCTAAGGATGGCCTTTTTCACTATTATGGATCGCGATTACCCGGATATTAAAAACCCGAATTTCCGCGATTTCTGTAGGGCGAAGGTATACGGTGACGACAACGCCATCGGTGTGAGTGATAAGATCCCATTGTTCAATCACACAACCATCCAAGCAGTATTTGCTAGTTGGGGTATTAAGTACACCATGGCAGATAAAGGGGCGGACTCAGTCCCTTATCAAACTATCGACGAGGTATCTTTTTTAAAGAGATCCTTTCGATACCACCCCCAATTGGATGCCATTGTGGCACCGTTGGAGGAGGAATCCTTGATGAAAAAGTTTTATTGGTGGACTAAGTCCAAAAATACACCATTAACGTTCCCTGAACAATTCCAAGCGAACTTCGAGTCTCAAGCCCGCGAAGCATATTTGCACGGCGAAGAGTACTATGAAGAGTTTGTTAGGAAATGCGAGAGGATTCGCCTCGCATCTGAACTCCAAGATGCCCCTTTTGCACTCCCATGGAACACATTACAACCTATCTCTGCTGGTGAAATGCGTAAGAATCTAATTCTTGCGTACCATCCGGACGAGTAGGTCCTTTATTATAGGCCAGCGTTGGGCCTTTATACCAACGAACGTCGTTACCCTATGCCGTATTACTTAAAGTTTGAAACCAAAAAGGGAATTTTGTCATTGATTACAGACGTAGACATTAGGTTCAGTATTTCCTAATGCGCGGACTGCTTTGGCAGATCAAGAATGAAGCGAACATGCTTCCCGTTATCTAGCGGGAGTGGTTATTAGCCCCACAAAACAAAATATGAATAGGCAGGGACACTAATACATGGACCTGACCCTTATTAACAATCGTATTACTAATTTTTATACTAACACAGCTAGATATCTAGCAATTTTGAATCGCTATCAGAAGCCCTTAAAAGCTTCGGTAGTGTCTGTTTTCGCCGCTATATCCTGTGCGAAACAGATTGTACATATTACAGGATGGGTGGAACGAGATCTCTCACGAGTCTCAACCGCCAAAATTGGGTTCATCAAAGACCCTAACTACTCAGTTGAAGCCCTGCTACGAAGGCTTCGCATTTATAGATTCTTGCACTCGTGTAATGTTTTCACAGGGAGGGACTCCAACACGTTATCACGTATTTCCCTCGCAATTGACAACCTTGAAACAGACGTGAGTAACGGGTCTCTTAGGAAACAACCATTTTGTATAGTTTTATATGGTTATCCTGGGACCGGCAAGTCGTCTTTCGCGATCCAAATAGCTAGAGCATTGATGATAGACAAATATGGACGATTTCGATCTTCGGATATGGTCACTCTGAACGAAACCGACGAGTATCAATCGGAATTCAGGACTTCCCACAAAGTTGTTCTGTTTGATGATATAGGTGCTTCTAGGTATGGTTTATCTGACACTAAAAATCCGTGGAGAAAAGTGGTTGATTTTGTCAACAATATAAGAAAGACCGCACTCAACCCCAATGTGGAGATGAAAGGCAAAGTGTACATCGAACCTGATTTGGTGATTATTACATCTAACCTTGATTTTACACGTGGAGCGGCAATTAATCAATATATCCCAGCACAAGATGCTATATTCAGAAGATTCAATCGGATAGTGAGGGTGACCAATCACAAACAGGTTACCCCTATTTATAGGATTCAAGAAGAGCAGAAAAAGTTGACTGAAGGATACATGAGCAACACACCACTATATGGTGAGGTTAAAGAGGGTGTGCCTGGTGATGGCACCCCTTCCGTACTACAACCTCGCGAACAATATGTGGCTGAGCTTATTCCCGCATTTAGGGAACACGAGCGTAGTCAGTCTCGATTCGTCGGGCGATTTAACGCTTATTTTGATGATTATCCTGACTTCTCTCCCGAGGAAACCCAGGATAGTCTAGTGGCGGAATCTCGCGTAGTCCGTGATGGATTTATGCTTGATAATTATTATGGCAGTACTTCCTCATGCCAAAACCCTTTGGGATCAACAGAATCGCATAAATGTGTTATACAAACATATACCACGACTTTGCCTACTGTCCCTGAAGGATATGATGATTCACGATTTTTCATGACCCTAGCGTATTACCTTCGCAAGGTTGATTGGGAAAGGTACCATTTGGATGCATTACATTGGGGAGATGTTGCTATGCAGATGTCCGAAAGAGGTGTAGTTTTTCCTACTCGTATGTCACCAGAGACGTACCTCGAACTGGACCGCCAAGTATTTCGCATTGCCTATGGCATTGTCTTGGCTCGGCATCATGCACAATCGGTCCACTTAGTTGCAGAATCGAGGAGGAGCAACCAGGTGATGACTGATGAATTGGCTAGAGACTTGTGTGGTCGCTTAGGCACCACTTTGGGTACTAGTGACGATAGACGGTTGGATAATATTCCTTTGGAGTTAATTCCTGCCGCAAATTCGTTGCTTAAGCACCCCTTGTCACCACGTGAGATGGCCCCTAGAGTATATGCTATTTTTCTTGCTTATGCTTCCTTTCGTTTAGGTCGGCACCCAATATCTGTATCAGGTGATCAGTGTTGGATTCGTCATATTCCTAAATTTAACGGGAGGAAGTTAGAGAAGGTAGTTATTCGGGAAGGCTATGTCTTATCCGTAATACTTTGGGAACACTTATGTAGAGGAGAAGAATTTCTAAATACTGAGATTTTATCCGACTAGCCCCACTATAACCCTTGTCAGGGTTTAATTAAATAGACACCTCTTTACTTATTTGCCTTTGGGTAAGTGAAGTTGTAGGTAGTAAACTACTTACTACAAATGGCAAACTTGGTTTCTCCGAGTTCACGGTCTCTCTCTAGGTTGAGGGAATAGCTGTGGACAAAGAACTCCATTATAAGATATTCCGTGACACATTGTGTCAATCTCTATGTAACGCGCACCATAGAGTAGGATATCGACAGCATTTACCGTAAGGTAGGAATAACGACACGTTGAACGTTTGTAGGTTCATTGAAATGAAGCATTCCGCCTTGCGGATGCTTTAAATCTTGGATTGAAATTTTTATTCAACGATAGTCGCCTGTTTTTACGAGTGGATGCTGGAACGATTATGAC